GGAGGAGCAACTCCAGGACGACATCGGCAGGTTCGCTGATGATCCCTTGGGCTACTGCTACTACGCCTGGGACTGGGATGGTGACAAGGCGCTTCAGGTCTGCAAGACGCCGGAGCCTTGGGCCAGCCGGTACAACAGCGTGTACGGGTTGGACAAGTGGCAGTGCGAGTTCATGGAGCAGTTGGGTGAGGCGATCCGCGAGCGCGGGTTCGATCCACTTCACCCAGGCAACGTGGACCCGATACAGACCGCAGTCGGCTCAGGTCATGGCATCGGGAAGAGTGCCCTGGTTGGGATGCTCAACAGCTTCATCCAGGACACTCGCCCTGGTGCAGTCGGCACCGTCACGGCGAACACCGGCCCGCAGTTGTTCTCGCGCACTTGGCCGCAGATCAAGAAGTGGAAGGAGAAGGCGATCACGTCTCACTGGTGGATCATCCAGGAGGCGAGGATCAGAGGGCGTAACGGTCTCGGTGAGGTCAACGCGCAGACCTGGAGGAAGGACACGACCGAGGGCTTCCAGGGGCAGCACGAAGCCACGTCGTCCTCGTACTACATCAACGATGAGGCCTCTGCGATTGCCGACACGATCTTCGAGGTGCAGTGGGGCGGTCTCTCGGATGGTGAGGCGTTCCAGTTCAACTTCGGCAACAGGACCAGGAACACGGGCGAGTTCCATCGCTTCTTCGGCAAGCGCCGCCACCGCATGACGTTCGTGAAGCAGATCGACTCGCGTGAGTCGCAGATCACGAACAAGAAGACCATCCAGGAACTGATCGATGACTACGGTGAGGACTCTGACATCGTCAAGGTCCGTGTGCGCGGCATGGAGCCGAGCCTGGGCGAGGACCAGTTGATCCCCACCGACGTGGTCTCGCGAGCGATGAACCGGGAGATCCCGCGTGTCGAGGACCGCGAGCCTCTGGTCATGAGCATCGACGTGGCACGCTCACTCCTGGGCGACGAGTCGGTGATCGCAGTCCGGCGCGGCAGGGACTTCAGGACATTCGGCTTCCGACCCTACCGCGTGAACGACACGATGAAGCTCGCGGCCATCGCCGCTGCGTGGTGCGAGGAACTGAGGGCCATCGGCCTGCACGTCACCGTGATCTTCTGTGACGGCGGTGGCGTGGGCGGTGGCGTCATCGACCGGCTGCGTCAACTGGGCTATCCGTGTACCGAGGTCAACTTCGGTGGCGCTGCCGACAGGAAGGACCGCTACCGGCGCAAGGACGCCGAGATGTGGGACCGCTGCAAATCCTGGTTGGTCTCAGGCGGCGTGCTGCCGGACGACGATCAACTCCTGGAGCAGTTGACGACGCGACCGTACTTCTGGACCGACGCGATGGCGTTGGCACTCTGGCCCAAGGACAAGGTCAAGGAAGAGTTGGGCGTCGAGTCGCCTGATCGAGCCGACGCGATCTGTTTGTCGTTCGCATTCCCCGTTCACCCAAGAGACCCGAAGGCCACGAACAAGGCGGGACGTTGCGTCACTGATGACGACGTTGCCGCGTAGGAGGAAGTCATGGGAGGAAGTTCACCGCCGGACCTGGAACCTCTGCCGAGGACGCCGTCACCGATTGACCCGCTGGTCTCGGAGGCCAGACGCAGAGCGCGGCGCAAGGCCCGGTCGCCTCTCAAGTCCACCGTCTTCTCTTCGCCTCTCGGCGTCACGAAGCGGGCGACCGTTGGCACTCCCACGCTGATGGGCGGGACGACGGCGCTGGGCGGGACGAAGCCGGGAGCCAAGTGATGGCAGCGGACGTTGAACTCAACCCGCTGAAGAAGACGGGAGCGCACATCCCGTACCTTCGTCGGCTCAACCGACTGCACCTGGAGCGTTCGACGTACATCGGTCACTACCGAGAACTGTCGGAGAACATCCACCCCAGGCGCTCGCGGTTCGATCCCTCCGACAGGTGGCGTGCCGGGTCGAAGAAGAACGACAAAATCTGGAACAACACCGCGACCAGGGCGCTCCGCATCATGGCGTCAGGGATGCAGGCCGGGATCACGTCGCCCGCACGTCCCTGGTTCAGGTTGCGACTCAGCACGCCGGAGTTGAACTCGCTGCCGGAGGTGAAGGCATGGCTCGCTGAGGTCGAGCAGATCCTCCTGGAGGTGTTCGCCCGCAGCAACATCTACAACGCGCTGCCGGTGGCTTACGAAGACCTGGGGTGCTACGGCACGTCGTGCGTGTTCATTGAGCCTAACGATGAAGACGTGCTGCGCGCTCACGTCCTGCCGGTCGGTAGCTACTACATCGCGCTGAACGAGGCGTATCAGGTCAACGCGGTCTACCGGGAGACGACGCTCACCGTCGAGCAACTGGTCAGGCGCTTCGGCCTGGACAACTGCAGCGAACACATCAAGACGCTCTGGAAGCAGAAGATGTTCGATGAGTGGATCGAGGTCGTCCAGGTTGTCGAGCCGAATGACCTACAGAAGCCGGGGATGCTTGGACCCAGCGGGATGCCGACGCGCAGCGTCTGGTTCGAGTGGGGCGGTCGCGGCGCGTGGTCAACGAACGACAACTACACCGGCCAGGGTCCGCAGCAACTACTGGGCCTGGGCGGGTTCAACGAGTTCCCGTGTCTCGTTCCCAGGTGGGCGGTGACCGGCGAGGATGCCTACGGATCGTCTCCGGGCATGGACGCCCTGGGCGACATCAAGGGCTTGCAGCACATCGAGCGTCGTCTCGGCAACATCTGGGACAAGTTGGTGAACCCGCCGATGCAGGGACCGGCTGCGCTGCGTCACGAACGCACGTCGCTGCTCGCTGGCGACCTCACCATCGTGGAGACGCAGAGCGGACAGAAGTTCGAGCCTGCGGTGACCATCGATCCGAGGGCGCTGCTGGTCAAGGATGAGATCCTCCGGCACCAGGACCGCATCAGCGGCGCGTTCTACGCGGATCTGTTCTTGATGTTGGCAAATTCGGGCGTCAACAACATGACCGCGCGGGAAGTCGAGGAGCGCCACGAAGAAAAAATGCTTCAGCTTGGACCCGTGCTGGAGCGACTCCACGACGAACTGCTCGACCCGCTGATCAATCGCGCCTTCGGGATCTGTCAACGCAAGGGCATGATCCCGCCGCCGCCGCCGTCGATCCAGGGAGTGGACTTCCGGCCTGAGTACATCAGCGTGTTGGCCCAGGCGCAGAAGCTCATCCTCACTGTAGGCGTCGAGCGACTGGTTGGGTTCGTGAACAGCATGGCCGAGACGAAGCCGGAGGTTCTCGACAAGCTCGACGTGGACGCCATCGTTGATGAGTACGCCGACCTGCTTGGCGTGAAGCCGGACCTCGTCATTCCGACGAAGGAAGTCAAGGCGATGCGCGAGAAGCAGCAGGCGATGCTGAACGAGCAGCAGGCGAAGATGGCGCGTGACGCTGCCGCAGCTACCAAGGACTTGAGCGCCGCACCTGTGGGTGGCGAGGGCGGAGGCAGTGCCCTCGACGCAATGCTGAAGGGCATGGGGCCAGCGGCAACCGGCGCACCAATACCGGAGGCGTAGATGAGCAAGGGCAAGACCGACACGATCACTACTGACCAGCAGCGCGCCGAGGCGACGAAGCTGGAGAAGCTCAGGGAGAACGAGGAGACACGACGCATGCAGTCGGTCATGGGGACCAAGGACGGGCGCGACCTGTTGTCCGCGATGCTCGATGACTGCGGATGCGGCGTGCTGCCTCCGAAGGCATACGTCTGCGACAGGGACGGTCGTCTCCAGGCCGACGCCGTCGCGTCACACGTTCGACTGCAGGACATGGGCCGGGAGTGGATGGAGGCGATGGTGATCGCCGCACCGCAGCAGTTCAGGGCAATGAGGGCCGAAGCGATTGACGCGACGGTCCGAGAGTACGAACAACGCCTATTGGCAAAGTGAGGGCAGCATGACAGTGACACCGACACCGGAACCGACGCCTGCTCCGACGCCTACGCCGGAGCCGACACCGACACCGACGCCGACGCCCGTTCCGACGCCGACACCGACACCGACGCCGGAGGGCAAGACTGTACTGGGTGGAGATCCTGACGGTATCAAGCCGGGTGAGGAAGGAGGCGAGGGGAAACCCGTAATCGGCTCCGAAGGCGCACCCGAAAACTACGATACGTTCGACCTGCCGGAAGGGATGGAGTCAAACGATTCTCTCGAAGGCGCGGTCCCCATCTTCAAGGAGATGGGACTGTCGCAGGAGAACGCGCAAAAGCTCGTC